ATGTTCTGTATCTATCCACAGGGGGGTATAATCATCGTGTATATTTTCTTTACTTCTTGTATATGAATCACCAAAGTGTGTTATAGATTTCCCGTTCCACTTTGTTAGATTAATTTCGAAGTGCTGCATATGTATTTTAGAAGGATAACCTGGCCAAGCAAGTATATGTGCTCTCATAAACTGGTCTGATTCTGAGAATTCATAAAAATTCTGTATTGGGGTCTTGACAGTAACTTGATCAGAAAAGCCACACAGAACCATTCCTATTTGGCAAACCATTGCATGGGTTTTACCGTCTTCTTTTACTTGCTTTAAAGTTTCGTGTATATCACCATCACAAAAATACATAGGATGGCCTGACCCGGCACCAGTTACTCCACCTTGCATATTCCAAAGTAGAAGTTGTAACATTTTTTCCTTATACCAGGTCCATGGAATGTCATGGTTTTCTAGTACAATAAATGCAAGATGTTCATACTTTTTACGAATCTCTCTGTCAGTAAAAAATTCATCTATAAAATCGTTTATTGATTTAAAGTTCGATTTCATGATACTGATCTTCGAAACTATTAATTAAAAGCTGTTTAGCCATTTGGTCAGTAAAGCCGTGTATAATAAAGTGTAACCGATTTTCATTCGAATTATTTTTGGCCTCATGTACAACCCTGTTGTCATAAAAGAACATCTGCTTTGGCTTAAAAGGAACTTCTTCTTTTGTATCTACTCTACGCAGGTAACAATTTTCTGGTTGTGTAATTGCTACATTGACTGCAGAATGTATACTTCTTTCTTTACCATCATCGTGTGCTTCGATCCATCCGCCAGGTTCTAATAGCATAAATCTACATCTTCTCATATATTCCATATTATACGTATCACTCAAGAACTGTTTAGTACGTGGCGCAATTTCTTGTATTTCAGTCCAACCCCAAACAACTTCTTCCTCAGTAAATCCATATCCACTTGGATTCATTGTACGGTAATATTCTGGAGATCCTTTCCCCCAACCCCACAACGCACATGATTGCCATCCAGCACTCTGCCCACCACGATGCCTAACAAAAAAACCTTCTTCTAAAACCTGTAAAGCTTCCTGAATAGATTCTTCTGGAAATTCAATATTTGCTTTTAAATAAAAAATATCATTATCTGCACAATACTTACGAATGTAATTACATTTTTGGCTAACTGACATAGTTTCTACTCTTTCTAATGTTTTTGTTTTTACTACAAAACGATTTGCAAGTAAGTGACATACAGCCTTCACCTAAATGTTCCCAAGACATAGGAACAATTTGTTGTATAAAATTGTGCTGTAATGTATCAACTAAATCATTTTGTATAACGTCCATTTCATCGATATCATAAAGGTTCATAATTTTGTCACGGGGTGGTTGATCATTACGACCAACCATTAAATCTAATGAATTGCCTAACCAACAACAAGGTATTAATCTACCACCATTGTCAATATAGAACTCTTTATTTTTTGCTGCCTTACATTCAATTTCATCGCTTCCATCTTCTGATATAATATATTGCCATGCTTCTTTACGTTTCATAAATTCAGGATCAGCTGTTTCTAATTTATATTTTTTGCCTTTCCATTTATAAACTTTTACCCCATCACCTTCTTGGGTGTGCGCAAATCGCGGGGTGTGTACATAAAAAAATTGGCTGAATCCCATTTGGTCTGCCAAATTCTTTGCTTCTTCCAGTTGATGCTGGTTATGTTTAAACAATAAGTATTGCCACCGAGCATCACCACCGCCATTTATAAATGCCTGGGCGTTTTGCATTACTTTTTTAAAATTAACATTTACTCTGTAAATATGATTTGTATCTTCTAAACCATCTATACCAAATGTAACACGTGATCCATTACCATACTTTTTAAATAGTTTCCCTAATTTTTCCCAGTATGAAGCTGTCTTTAGTCCACCATTTGTTGCAATAGTAATTGCTAAATCATTTTGCATTGAAAACAAATATTCACATATTTCAAAAAGATCAGTTGCGGTAGCAGGATCTCCTCTATTACCACACATATTCATTACAGTTAAATCGTAAGTATCAAAAAACTTTTTGTCAAATATAGATTGTATATCTGGTAATAATAGCTCGCTTGTATTAACATCTTTCCTCATTACCATTTCATAATCTTTACTTTTACCAGCTACCATGTTTCTCCCACACATGGGACAAGCCGCATTACAGTAATTAGACAACTCGATATGGCATTTTATTTTCCCTTCTTCTTTGTATATCATCTTCCAATTACCATAAACCGGTTCATACCGTTGCTTAACTTTTTAGTTCCTGTATAATATGTTTCAACTAATCCTGCCTGATCTGATAACTCATATGGGTCTTTAACACAATTAATATGGTCATCATAATCGTCTTTATCAGTCGACTGTAAAACGCATAAAGGCCTTGGCCGATCACAATCATCAAAATGTTTTTTAAATATCTCTTTCATATAGAACATATGCTCACAAGAAGGATTGATGAATAAATCAATATTACCATGTGGTTTATGTCTACCTTCTAAATTGTCAACAACAAATAAATTTCTATTACTACAAAAATATTTTTCTTCATCCTTGTATTTTTTATTAAACTTATAACTTAAATGTTTAGAATCTACATCAATATCGTAATTACAAATAAAATTCACATTAAAGTTTTCAATTAGTATATTAGTTAGAACATGGCAATACCAGCCACCCAATACTACAACATTATTAAATTCACTTTGTATTTTATTGAGTTCTTCATTCAGCCATAATTTACTTTCAATCTGGGATTCTGTAAAAGAATCTATTACTCTTTGAAATAGATATGGCTTTTCTTTATGTACATAAATTAATGACCTCATCCAATTATTACTATTATATGGTGTATATTTAATATAGTTCACTTATTTCTCTTATGTCATTCATATCTTCATGTACACCAGAAGCACTATTATTAAATAAACATACAATATGATCTTTTCTTAATTTTTTTAATTCCATGTCTTCAGGATATATATTACCTTTATACCAAGAATATATCATACCTTTAGGATATCCACGAAAAAATGAATCTTCTTCATTATGTACATTATAGAAAAAGTGGTTAAAATAATTGTCGATTGTTTTATATGTAAAGAAAATCATATCAGCATTTTTTCTAATATGATAGTAAATATTTTTTAGTTGAAGACCATTCCATCTTATAACCGAAGAATTCAAAGGTGTAGATTTTAACTTGCCATAATTTTTCTGGCAGTTTAATATATCATTCCACCATCCTCTTACAATATAAGGTTTATCCATTGGTAACTCCCACAAAGGATCAATGGAGTTGTGTATAAGTACATCAATATCAAAAAATAGATATTCATCATTTTCTGATTTACTTCCAAATATTTTTCTTTGGTCAAACATGTAACACTTTCTGTAAGCCCAAAAGAATTCCTTTTCCGGAATGTAGTGTTCATCCCAAGTCGTTGGCAATTGTATGTCGTAATCTTTTTCGGGTTTATCGGTTATGCAGTAAAAATTAAAATCATATGAACAGTTACGTTCCACTTGTTCTTTTAATTTTTCAACATGTTCAGAATTATACTTGTCACCCCACTTGACACATAATATATTTTTCATTATTAGAATTTTAATACGGCTTGTATTACCTCTTGATATGTTTTTGCTTTACGTAAAGCAGCTTTTTTATTTCTATCTTTTGAATCATTAATCTTAGGGGAATCGAAAAGTGTTAATTTAAACTTAAATAATGATTCGTTATCTACTTCACTATCTAGCAATTCCATTAACTTCTTTGCAAATTGTGTATTATCACCAAAATCTGAAATATCACCATTTCTTAAAGCAATAGCTTCAACCATATTATCATAACCTTCTCTTTGGGCTCTTGCCCAATTTACAGTATTTTCATGTAACAAATCTTCACTTACATAGTCTAAGATTTTTTTATATATTGGATTATCCGGATCAGCTAAAGCATTTTCAACGCGATAGATTGGTTCACCATTTTTATCTTTTTCGGTTTTTGACATCCACCTTGCCATAACAGTTGTTCTGTCATTATTGGTGAATCTTGCGGTTACAAAATTGTGATTTTCCATTTTAGTACCTATAAATTTTTAACGTATATGTTGTCTCTGTTTCACTTACACCAGCTGGTAGATTCTGTGACTTATATGCATTTGCACCGTCTTGATCATTTATTCTTACTTGACTATGTAATGTTGTATCAGTTATCGATGACCCACGAGCTTGAGGCGTATTTGCTGCAGCTGTAATTGTAAATGCATCTGTACCAACACCTTCAATATCGTATGCAATTCTATATGGTGATCTACTTGCTGCAGAGAAAGATAAAAGATTACCTAAAGCAGCATCGAAATCCCCTGCAGTATATTCTGAAACTTCATTACTTGCATTCACCCTAACAGGCAGTTGTATAGTTGGTGCAGATCCTTGATTCGTTCTCCAAAGATAGTAATTTTGTACTGTTATTGGCTGGTCTACATTTGAAAGTGTTAATATGTTTAGATTTTGTGCACCTCCTCCCGAATCTTCTGATACTGAATTACTGTGAACCGCTTCATTAAATTGTTGATCTGTAAAAATTGCAGTAGAACTAATTAAAGTTGCCCCAGCAAGACCGCTAGTATCTGTGAATACGGTATATGTTCCATCTCTTGATGCAGAATTATCTACAATTAAATCAATACCATCATTAATAAATGTATCATACATATCTGTTTGTGACATAGATTGTAGTACACCATTGCCATCATAATAAAGTGGATAGGCTATGTTGCTTGTATCGCCAGGGTCAGATGGTGAACTAATTGAGGTACTAATCTTATCGTATGTTGTTGTAGCACCTGCATCAATCGCAGGATTAGAACTAATAAAAGAATTGTTATCAGAAAACCGATTTGCATCAGATGTTTGAGCACCGGCAATATCTCGGCTATCTATCATTCCTCTAATACCAGTACCAACACCGTCAACTACTAAGTTACTCGATCTATAACTAGCATCACCATGTAAATATACTACTCTATTTTTAATCTGAGTAATTTGACCTGACGTCATTTCGCGGAGATCTGTTCCGTCTAAATATAACGGTGTTCTGACTGCCATTAGATAGTTCCACTGGTATTACTTGTCGATAGTATATATCCTGCTAATAAAACTGTACCAGCTGAGTTCTTAATCTGTAAAGGCTTTAAGTGTTGAAGTGAACCAGCACCATCCATTCTTAATGTAGTAATTTCTGCAGAATCAATTGTAGTTATGCCAGCTGTTAGACTTGAAATTGTACCAGTAGGTGCTGTTAACGTTGTAATTGTTGCAGAATCTACATTTGCAGAATCAGCATGAAATCCTCTAACATCTAAAACATTTCCTTGTGTGTTAAAAAATGTTTCTACTTGTGCCGCAATCTCTGATTCTGTATCAAGACTAGCAATTTTTGTATTAATTTCATTAATTGCAGCAACAAGATTTGTTGTAGCGGTTGTTGCCAAAGAAGCTTTATCACCCATATCAGACGAAATGGTATTCGTTTTAGTAACAAGTGTGGATATAGGGTCTGATAAATTGATTACTGTAATTGCCATTATAGCCTCTCTGCTATCTTATTTAATAACTGTTTAACTTCACTCATCTCATTTTTTAAATCATGAACAGTTTCTTTCATTTCTTCAAGCTCCTGCTCTTGTAGTTTTCTTAATTTTTTTCTTTCTCTTGCAGCTTCTACTTCATTTCTATTTATGTTAAGGATAGCTCCTGTTCTTGTATCCTTAACATATCCAACCTCATCTTCAATTTTAATATATTCGTTTCTCATTATGTACTCAGTGCAATTACCCTAAGGTTACTAAATACCGGCGCTTTTGCACAATTGTAAGATCTCATCTCAATCTTAATTTGGAATTTAGTAAACGGGTCAAGAGATCCACCTAATCCTCCTGCAAGATATTCATAATCTCTAAAAATTAAAGTATCTTCATCACTTGGGTTATTGGTTTCTTCTGATAAAAGGGTAAACGATTTATCTTCAATATTCTCATCACCAGTTGATGTTCTAAACCAAACTTGGAAATCGGCTTCGGCAGGTCTATTTGCTGCAAGGAAAATCTTTAGTCCAACAGCATCTTGCTCAAGTGTAATCGGGTTTGTAATATGTTTCGCAGCAGCCGTTCCCCCACGAGCAGCTGATTCCTCTACAAAGTTAACTGGTGCTCTAAATTTATTATCAGCAGTCTTGAATTGTGCTTGTCTATTGATTTGATATCCAACAACAGTTAGTGAGGATCTTTGTAAATCAATAACGGGTGATATACTAGAATCTCCTGTTGCTAACCTAAGTTCCATCTGAGCAGAGTAAGAATGGCTAGAGCTGTCTAGGAGTTTATCACTAATCATTGCATAGGGTACACTAGCTTCATTATTCGCATTTAATGAAATTGGTCTATAGTTTGCGTCAGGTTGGCTATATCTTGATGTTGCAGAGGTTGATCCCCAATCTGCATTATTAAGTAATGGTGATCTTAGTCCTTTATATCCTGCTGCAATTGTAGTACCAAGAGGTTCAATAAATTGAACATTTGGATATATAATACTGTAAGGTATATTTTTATCAACAGTAACTAGTGAACCACCACCAATTGCGGTAGAAGTTGCTGAGTCAGCTAATTCGATTTGGTAATGTAACGGGTCAACAGAACCATCTGAGTCATAGATTTTATGTATTCCAGTAAGCTTATCGCTATCAAAATTACCTACTGATCCACCGCCAACACTCATTGATATTCTATCGTTCGGTTGGAATCCGTGATTAGGATGATATACAGTTACAAGATTCGATCCTGAATCAATAGAAAGCGGATTATTAGATAAAATAACTTGTGGTAGGCTAACAGTTTCTAGTCTAGCAGTAGCTGTTGTATGTTTAAATTTAGCACGAATTAATTTAAAAGATAAATCCATTTCCTGGGCTGCAGTAAATGTTGCCGCATTCTGGCTAAAGAATAGACTACCAAGTGTCTGTTGCTTTGTAATTCTTTTTTCGGTAGAACCAAGAACAAAGGTGTCGCCTGTTGCCCCAAACAATTCATAATTAGATGAATTGGTTGCCAATACAAAACAATAATCTCTTAATCCTGGTAAGAAAACAGGTTCTTCAAATTCAAACCTAGTTGACAGAGATGCATTAGTAGAATACTGTATTCTAGATGCCGGAACAGCTATTTCTGATCCTGGTATTAAAGTAATAGCACTCGGCTGCCCATTTTCCATTGGTCTTAGTTCTAATAATACAGGAACTGTATTAGGATCAGAAACTGTTTTAAAATAAACATCAACCGCAGTAAGAAAAATTCCTTCTTCTTGATAAATGTAAAAGGACTGCGCTATTGAATATTGGTCTACGTTGTATCCTAATGAAGTTTGTGCCATTTATATACTCTCTTTTCTTACCGGCGGTTACTACCAAAGCGATCATCAGCGCCGCTGAATCGCCGGTCACCTGGGCTGGATCTTGGAGGCCTTGGATTTGTTCTATTAAATTTACCATCACCATTCCAGTCATAGTACTGCCGGCCGGATGAACGATTGTCATCATCATCATCTCTACGAGCAGGTCTTTGCGGCCGCGGAGCTTGTTGACTCTTAATTGTAAGTACACGTGTATTTACAATATCTTGTTCATTAATATCTAGTAATCCAACCGAGGCATAATTTGTTGTTGCTCTAGAATTAGATAATGCAAACTCATTAGTATAAGCGGTAACATCCATAAGAGCTACCTCTCTTGAACCGGTTCTAAATCTCTTATAAGGTATGAATATAGAACCTTCTATTTTACCATCAGAATCTGCAACCAGAATAGAATTACCGTCAGGATGTGATGATGCATTTTTATAAAGGTTTCCATTATCTATACCTACGTTTGCGTATCTAACAAACGTTTCTTCTCTTACATATGATGCAATACTTGATTTATCAAAGTACATGAAGTGTTGTGTATTTGGTCTTAAGCCTTCAGCCTTGAAGAAAACCTTTCTTGATCTTGCATAGGGGATTAATACTGTATCAATAATTCTTTCACCAACAACTTTTCGTATACGTTCGTCTGATACGACCTTATTGAAGAAATAGTTTTTAGTATTTTTAGTTCTACTTCCAACACTTAAGTCTTCGGTTTTAACCCCTCCCCAGTTCCATTGGTGATTATTCCAGAGATAAGCCTGTTTCGTATTTAATTGTATACCGCCATCAGTTACTTTACCAGCAACGTTTTCAACGTCTCTCCATTCATCTGAGCTTGGTGATAAGGTCAATATACCTCTCCATTGAGCAACATCAAAAGGATTAATTTTAAAGAATGTACTTGCAAGCGATGCATCTAAATACGTATCACTATCATAATCGATATAAAGGTTATCACCTTTCTGAACAATATTGGTAGAGGTTGCAGAATCGAAAATTAGTCTAACATTATCTTCGTTAAATGTTGGATGTAGGTGTCCGCCAAAAGGATCTATTGAAGCAGCGTAATCTACATTATTAATAGCTGAGAAGAATTGCGTTTCAAAATTATCAGCAACAAATCCAGATCGTGTTCTATTTAATCCAGCTGAATCTAAAACTTGAATATTTTTAGTATCTACTTCTAATAAATTTAGTGTTACGGCTTCTTCAAGACGATCAATTCTTTTTTCTAAAACCGAAATATCTTTCATAGTGAATCTTTTGTTTTCAATAAACTGGACACCAACATCAGAATCACTTAATGTATTTGCGCCTAGTATAATATTATATAAAGGAAGATTTTCAACCGGTACTTCAGGGTATGACTGAACATTAGGTGCCGATTCCCCTTCAATAAATTTCAGTACACCATCTTTCGAGATAATTAATTTTCCAGTTTGTTTATTATAGAATGATGCAGTTCCGATAGTAATAAGATCATTCTGCTGGGGTAACTGATGTACAATTGCATCACCTCCAGAGAAAGTACCTGATGTATTTTTAACCGATCTGAAATCTAAGAAATCTGCAAGAGATACTTCGGTACCATTTGAAAATGTATATGTCGGAATATTTCTATATCCACCAATATCAGATGAATCATATGATGTAGCAGCAAAGAAATGACCAGTAGTTCCGTGGTCAAAATATTCAGCCGATACGTAAAGAGTAGCCGGAGCAGATTGACCAGGCTTTAATATTAATCTTCCAATGTCGTAGAAATTATCTCTTTGACCATTATCAAGAGTAAATCTACCAGTATAATCTACGGTACCAGTAGCTGAATCGGAAATTTTATTAATTGAAATAACATCAGGCTTTCCAATACTAAAGAATGATACGCCATCACTATCTGTTTGTAGTGTTAGTCCAGAAGCTGCATGTGTTGTCTTTGTCTTTTCCCGAATCATATTTGTTCCGGTTGCCGTCGTAGTTACGTAATATGCTAACTCAACATTACTACCAGAAGTACCGCTTAATGTTACTGTACCCGATGTTTGTCCATCAATTGTAGATGGGCTGAAAGCTACACTTCCATTATAGATATCACTATCGGCTTTAGCAAAAACCCAATCGTTAGAATTAGCATAAACCTCATTAGATCCAAGAGAAGGTAAAGCGCCACCGCTAGCGTTAATACTAGATGCATATCTTTGCTCTGTTAATGTTACGCCACTAATTGCAGAGGGTCTATTACCACCAAGAGGGAAGAGAGCTGTATTTTTTTCTGGTTCTTGAATTACTGCTTCATTATTATCAAGTATAATATTAAACCAATTATCCGAATCTGTACCAATACTTTTTGCATTTCTAAAGCTCTTACCAGAATTCATATCAATATCAAAAAGATGATACCTATAATTTGAACCGTCTTCAGTAATACCCCTCACTCTTGCATAACCAAGGAATCCGCTAGATCCTCCTGCAAAATTAGCACTGCCTTGAATACTTAATCTTTCAAGTGTACTTAAGTTAGGTAGTCCATTTGTATTACCATTTTCACCAGAGACGTTAACAAAGTTACCAAAGTTAGCAACAACGCTAACCCCGGTTGAAACTGATGTACTTCTAGATTTAGGAACACGAACCTCAGAAGGATTTCTTGAAACTCTAAATCCATCAACAACAGCAATACCATCACTAATTTTTAGAAGTAAATGTGTATCCTGGGAATCTTCTTCGAACTTAACTTCAAATGGTTTAATAATATAATCACCAGAATTTTCTTTGATTCTTTGCGCCGTTACCCGATTAGGAACATTGTAAGGATTAAATTCTGATACGACTTTACCAATTCCACCTTTAAAAATCTCACCCACGAACACGAATGTTTCATTACCAACAATCTCAGATCTTTTTATTAGCTCTAATCTAATTCTATATCTATCAGCACCTGGCGCTGCTTGATTAGGTACTGCGCCTTGGTTATCAAATAGATCGATATCATCTGTTGCTGTTACAACGTCTTCAATAACTTTAAATCCAATATCACCTGTAAAATTATCAGTATACTTTGAAGCAATAATCGACTGATCTTCAGTAAAGACAAAGTGACCTTTTACGTAGAAAATACCTGATCTTACACTTGCCCGAATACCTGTTCCAACAGCTGGATTTGCCTCTGTATTTGTTGATTGTACTGTAAGAGTTGTAGTTCCATTTGTTATATTTACGCCAGGAGCCATACGAATTGAAGTTGCTCCGGCGGTAGCATCTTTTGTATAGACGTATTTTACGTAAAGTGTTGCAGGGTTATTTGCATCTACCCTTTCAACTACTTCAATTACTTCAACTTTAATATTGTTTGCATCAATGCTAGTAAATGTTGTACCAACTAAAGTATTTGGCTGGCCAGGAAGAGCGTTACTTGTTGTATCAAGTTTAATAAATTCATATCCACTATTAATATTAAAGCCACCAGCTTTTACAATAGAACCTTCTTGGAAGGTATGGTTACCGAATCTTTCGATTTGTTTTTGTAGAATAGTTTGAGCTTGAGTTAATTCTCTTGCCTGCACGATTCTACCACTATTAAAAAGGATTCTATGATAGTTATCGCTATCAGTAAAATCATCCTTATAGGTAGTATTAAAAGTGGTACTAGTAAGATTTGTTGCCATATTTTTACACCGTTAAAATAACTTTAATATCTTCCTGCTGGGAAGCATCCCTCAAAACCTTTGCCCTATTTTCCATATAAAGGATATCACCACTATATGGGTCGACTGTAGCAAGTCTGTTAGCACTATCTACCGATATAGAATTAATGCCGTCGGAAATTGTAGCACCGTCGGAAAATACACCAAATCCAGAACTATCGTTTTGATGGTAGAAGATTCGTGTTCCTATAACGTCGTCGACATATGCTCTAATTGGTGGTGAAGAGGTATCACTAATCTGTCTTCCGATTGTAATTGATGTAGCACTTGCAGATAGCATTGCTCTTGTAGTTCTGCTCGAAGTTCCTGAGAAAAGACCACCAATATGACCGCCTGCACTATCTTTTTCTCTTAATCCTTTTAGTACACTAATTTGTCTGAAAGAATTACCAACAATGAAAGTTGCCGAATCACCTACTGTTACAGGACCATCAGGTTTAATATTTAACATAACAGAACTAGATTTTAAATCTTCAATAACATTTTTACCAATGCCTTCTTTAGGACTAATAATTGCTCTTGCCTTTGCAGGCTTATCTGGGGATCCATTAAAAAGAACTTCTGCATAATCATAACCAGATCCTAGGCCAGCACTTTCATTATTCATTTCAATCTTTACAACTTGACCCCCTGAAAGAGTTGCTGTTGCAGCAGCTGCTGATCCATTACCTCTTAATGTAACTGTAGGTGTTGTTGATCCATATCCTTCACCATTCGATTCGATTTCAATACCGATAATTTGTCCACCAATTGCATTATCCTGAACAGCCTTTTGATCTGTTTCAAAAGCATTTGCTGCTGTGTCACCGATAATTTGTACAGGAACAAAGTTTGCAGAAAGGAATGAGTTTGCTTTACCAGCACTTACACCATATAGAAATTTCCAAACATATCCATCAGCAGTTTTAAACGGTTGATAGTTATTTGCACCAGCTGGTACTTCAGGCTTATTCACCGATGTTTGGGATTCACCTGCTGAATTCTTAGCTTGTTGTAAGCAGATAAAAACTTCATTGTTGTCTGTTATAACATAGTAAGAATTAGAAGGTATACCTACAGATGCATCATCGTATGCAGAATAAATATTTCCTGATGTCCAGTTATATCTTGGAATTACGAAAGATGCAGCTTCAACTTTTTTCACAGACTGCATATTATTTCTATGATCTCTTTCTTCCCGATTCGATCTAACTGGATTAATTACTGTATCTGTTGCATTATACACATCAGATTTTCCTATGCCAATATAATATTGGCTAGAATCTGCCCCGGCACTAATTTCATCTACAAGTAATTTTGCTAGATTTTTTCTTAGATTGTCTGTTACTGTTGCTGCCATTTAATTACCTATTACACTATTGTTATTGTGGCGCCTGTACCCATTAATAACCAGTTCGCTCCATCCCAAATACATTGTGCTGTTTCATTTTGATCAAGCTCGAAGCTAGTTCCTTGAGCAAAAGAACTAGGAGTAACTGTTACTTTGCCTGCCTTTTGATTTGTTAATACTTTTATTTCACCGGTTGTTGTTCCAGCCGCTAAATTAACCGTCATAGCAGCGCCATCAGCTCTTGCACATATTACGAATGTTGTTGAAGGATCTGCTGTTTGAGGACTAGAATTTGCACTTAGGGTAGAAGATTGATATGATATTTCACCAAGTGTTTTATTTGTGATTGTTTGAGACAAAGTATCCATAACCAAAGTACCAGAAGCATTTGGTATACGAACTAACCGATCAGCAGTTGCATCTTCTGCCATTAATCTAGTTTCAAAATCATTTGCTGTTGAACCTTCAAAGACAACAGCTGAATCTTCAAGACTAATTTGTGAAGATAACGTATTGCTATCACCACCTAATTTTTGGTATACCTCAACAAAGTTTTCATTAATTTTATTGCCAGCAGCTCGCAGAGTATCGCCTGTGCCGTCATTGGCTGAGGTACCAGTTGATAAATTTTGTCTTGTCATAGATAAACCCTTATTTTCTTATAATGTTATTTATAATCGTTTAGATCGACGAATCACTCAAATAACGAGTAAACATGTCATTATCCATTGTTTCTGTAATCAATGACAGATCCGGTCCAATTGAATCATATGATTCTCTATTTCCATTCCCTACGTAAACACTTGTAAATGCCCAGTTATCCTTTGCATCACCAAATTGATCGCCATCTTGGAAGAATTCAAGGAAGACATTTGAATCAGCAATACCAGTTATACTGACCGTTTGTTTATCCCATTGATTACCAGTTACTGCTGTTGGATCAATAGACTTCAGTACTGATGGGTTAAGGATTGTTCCATCGGTATGTAAAGTTTTACCGAAATGGAAATGTAAACTTTCACTAGCGGCATTCGGGTCATTACCCCATCCACCGCCACCTCTATTTGTCCAATAGAATAATTTATCAACACCAGATAAATCAACAGTATACTTAGTAGTATAATGTCTTTCGTAATTTTCTCCACTATCAGTGCCAGCAACGAAGTTATTACTAGCAGTTACCATAATAACTTCATTTGAATCAATAAATCCGTCAGATGATGTTAAAGACATAGTTCCTGTCGCTGGAAGAACCCCAACTCTACCATTGGGATTCCAATATTCAAAGAATGCTGAATCATTGCCGGTGTTCCACTGAGCAATTGTACCTACAGCGCGTAAGGTTGGTTTATCTCCAGGTGCACCTATCCCACCAATCTGTCCGTTTGTATTACTAAATGATATGTCATCTGATCCAACATCAAATGCTCTTCTTCTTCGATTAATATCAAAAGTAAATGAATTAGGAGATGTTATTTCTTCAAGTGTTTGATAAAAATTACTTAATCTAGCTACACTAATATCCTGATATGCCGCAATATTATCTGTTAAGCTAATTCTAAATACGCCATCGGTAGCAGGATCACCATTATAACTAGAATCAAGTATTGCAGTCATTTGTGCAAATGCTGTTGTAATAATTTGGGTTGCTTCATCGAGAATAACAATATCACCAGTACTTGATTCAAGCGGGTTAATACCTTGAGCTGTAAAGGTTATAATACCATCTTCTTCAAGTTGTACTAATCCAGCATAGTGGAATCCTGCAGGGTGTGCAAATCTTTTATAAAGAGAAGACCAATCAGATACAGATAAACCAGTTTTTATAAGAACAGAAAAAATCTGATAAACAGAATTATTCTGGATTCTATTTTGGTATTCATATCCAATACGTCCTTGAGTGCCATCGGGCCTAATCCCACCAACATATAGAAGTTCATCTTTTGGATATTCTATTGTGGCTTCTACGCCATAGAAACCTTTAAAGAATCCTTCAGTTGCAACAAGTGAACCTTTTGATTTATAAAAAAGCGGTAATAATTTTGCCATCAATCTTGGATTTTGGAAGAAGGATGATGACTGTAAACCGTTACCAGTTTCTTTAATTAACTCGTCAAGATATGTTTCCTGTGCCTGGGAAGGATCTCTTGCGGTAAAAATATTTGATATTTCTTTATGGAAAGCGTGTGCACCATCACTATCTAAATATTCATAATAAAGATCTAGAAGTTTTGTTAAGGAACCAGAATCTACACCGTATTCTGATTGGAAATACTCAGGCAAAAGCTGCGATACGGCTGGTACGTCTAGCCTAAGTTTTCTTCTATCTAAATCTTCGAGTGAATGTGTCATGTGTAAGATATAACGGATGGGGTTTCTTGATTATCAACCACTGCCTTTGCAGCTGATACACTATTGTCGATTGAAAGTATGTAGCTTCGAAGAGGTCGAATAGTACTTTCATTTGCGGGGGTAGCTGTAATTTTCATTTCGCTACCTGCAATTGCTGTTGGATTAAATCCAACCAAATTAACTGTGCCTTTAGCCTCATCATAAGTTCCAATATTATCAACCAATGTTACGCCACTAGTAGCATTACAAATTTCTAAAATGTTGCTACTGAATCTGTTTTTGATTTGCGCAGCTTGGCCGTCAAACGTAAAAGAAGAGCTTGTTACTCTATAAAGTACATCGTCAGGTGATGCCAAAGCAACTGGGAAAGCAACCGTATAGTTTGCCGTAGAATTTACAGTTGGTGTAAATCTTTGTTGTAGTTTAATTTCCATTTTAGAGTTAAGAATAGCCGGTGATAAACCATCAATATCAGTTAATATATTAGACTTTCTAAAAGTAGCATCAAAAGTAGTAAGATTATTTGTAAAATAATTAGTAATTGTTTCTTCAATTAAGTTTTCAGTTGCTTCTGCTGTTAAGTTTGTCTGATCGGGGTCGAAATTAAATGATGTAGTAACTTCTAAAAAAGTAGTTGTCGGGTCAGTGTATTCTGTATCGATCGACATAATAGCTAAATTTTCTGTTAAATTCGAAATAATATTACCTTTTGTTTGCGTTTTAACAGCTTCAGTTACATTGTCTTTAAAATTTAAACTTACATAAACCCTACCGTAAATAGGAGGTATATTATCATTACCACCCCAAGCAGCAACATCTTTTAAAACGGATGAATAATTTTCAAGAATAATTGCTTTATAATCTTCAGAAGTAACCATTCTCTGTTGTGTTGCAAATCCAATTGGCGCATTTACTTTAATTGAATCGAGAGATTCTTTTTCAGCACCAGCAGCTGCTTCGGAAACTAAGGAAGCAGTAACGGTATATTCACCAGAAATAGAACTATCGAAATCGATACTTGTTGTTGAGAACGTATCGGCACCATTTGCATCTGCTCCGCTACTTGCTAAATATTCTACAACAATTTTGTTTCCTGCTGCAGGCGCCTTGCCTAATATAGTGCCATCACTAAATGTAAGTTCGTAATATCCATTTGGTATTTCTCTAATAATGTACACAGTTGAAGCTGAATCAATTCGTATTGCTGCATTTACATTTGTATAGGAATCAAACGTAGAAGATGATACGGTATCAAATACGTTAACCGAAACAGTTGCGGTATCAATATCTTCGTCAGGTATTACATAAACCTGGTTTTCAGAAGTTTCACCAACGAGAAAAGTTTTTGTTTTCTGTTCACCTTCGGTAATTGGTATTGAAGTTAATCCTGCCGAAGTTGTGAATGTAAAGTTTCCAGAACCATCATTTGTTGCGGTGTATTGTTCTGTCGTTCTAAAAGAATAGGTTGTTCCATCAACATCTGCGGTAAAGACTGAATATTTTGGCAAGGTCAATACAGATGTAGATGCATCACTTGATGAAACCGAAATAGTAATTGTCGCAGTTGCGCCAGTCTTAGATCTTGGATAGTAACCTAAATTTTCTGCATGTTGAACTACAGAAGATCTTAACTGCGATGAATTAAGGAACGATTCATTTACGCCAAAGTTTGCTACCAAGCCATTCAAGTGTGTGTTATATGCTAACACATCTAAGATATTTGATAGACCGCTTGCTTCAAAATTATAATCACTAAATTCAGTCTTAGACTGAAAGTAAGTTTTTAAACTATTTTTAATTGTATTAAAATCTAAATCAGAGCTGCTAATTGTAGTTGTCGTTGTCATTTATCTTAACCTTGTAAGTGATACTGTTACTTGTTCAATTGTGTCAGTACTTAAAACTTTAAATTTAACAGTAATATTTACTGCATGTTGGTCTGGAGAAATAATTGCATCTATATCTATTACTCTTGCTCTTGGTTCTATTCTTGCCAAAGTAGATACAATTGCATCTTCAACTTCAAACCGATCAAAATTAGTATCAAGATCAAATAGGAATCTATTCAGGCCTGCACCAAAATCTGGATTAAATGGCTTTTCTAATCTACTTGTAAGAAGCACATTTTTAACGGCTTGTTTTACTGCAGCAGCATCTGTCTTTTTAAATATCTCTCCTGATGCTTTTTTGGCAAAAGACAAGTCAATATCCTTATACGTACGCTTTTGCGAAGTAATAATGGATTTGGTTGCGAGGTTACCATCCTCGATTGAAAATGCTCTTGTTGCCATTTAAAAACCCTTTGGTCTATTTATACAATTTTTACGCAATTGCTTGAATTGTTAGTGTAGGTGATCTAACAGCATCAGTACCAGTTGCGCCTGTACCATCCCACCAATGGTTAAAATGTAAGTGACTTTCATAACTACCACTATATTCACGATACATTATTTTTAATTCTTTTGGTGAAGTCCAAGAAGTAAATTGTCCTTCAGAAGCATTATCTGAAGA